TATAGTAATTATTGAAAACAGACTTTTCCAAAACTCAACTCAAATTTACTTTGAAAATTTTCCATTTGATGGTGATGAGTTTTATGTGCCAGTTGGTGATTACACTAAGCCAATTGGTTTCCTAAAGTTTAAGCAAATTGCTAAGCCAGGCTGCTTTGAATTATCCGAATTAGTGTCCCTAGATTATCCCAGCCCAAATCCACAATTTTCGTTGTCAGGTGTTTTATACTCTCGCCAGAAAGCGATCGAAGCCCATCAATCAATTTGCGCTTATCAGCAGGCGGTAAATCGGTTGCCATGATTTTTGATTCTAATAAAGTTTTAAATTGGTCTGCTTCGAATTTTATTGTCACCACTCCAAATATTGCAGATAAACCTCCATCATTAGCCATGAAATCTGCACCCTTTTGGGTTAAGCGAGTATACCCAAGTGTGAATGTTGAGTTTTGTATTGCTCCAAAGCCAAGCTGAAGAAATATACTTTTAGGCTCTAATAATTCATGGGATTGTAGATAATATAAATTTGCAAATACCTTCTTCCTAGATTCGTCTTCAAGTTGGTACACTTCATGTGAAAAATCATAAGCTAAAGGGTAGGTTGAAGCCATTTTTTCCATCAACTCCAATTGCAAAACTCTATCAAGCAACATGAATTTCTCCAAACATATGTTATTCTCAATTTATCAATTATCTTGTGATATTGGTGGGCGCAAAGGCTAATGCTGCCAACATTAGTCAATCCAAGACCTTCCTAACCTTGGATGGAAAGACCGACTTATCATCGGTCTTTTTTTATTATTTAATTTTCTGTCCAAGCTTTCCTTATTTTACCAACTGCACTACTTGTTCATTTGTAAGGACTGGAATAAAGACTTTATCACCAATGTCCTTTGAGAGGATCTTCACTTCTTCGGCTGTTAGCACCAAAGCTTCACCATGTTTCGCAGCATCATTGATGCGAGCAATAATCTGGTTGATTGGTCGTTTTGAATTGTCCATAAGTCTTCCTGTGATTAATGCGAATAAGGATGTTCTTGTCTGTGCTGACTTGGTGGTACGATGTCAGTAATAGCTGTAATGCTTTCTACCTCATCCATTTCAAAGAAAAATCGCTCACCACCATTCACAGAAAGCAAGCTTAAAACCCCGCCATTTATGCCAACAAATTCTTTAATTGTGCATCTTCCATCCTTCAAGCATACCTGAACAAACTCATTCGGCACGAGTTCCGCATCTGGATCACAAACCACATACCATCCATTACGGATAGCTGGAAACATTGAGTCGCCAGTGCCTTTAATACCATAGGCTCTTGGTCCTGCTGAGTGAGTTGGAACATACCCATCTCCAGCATTGCCTTCATAACCCATATCTGTGAAATAGCCATCCATGCCCATCTTTGAATAAGCCTTAACAGGAACATATCTTTTTTGGGTGGGGAATGGTTTAACAGGTATTTCAAGAAATTTAACAGCATCTTCGCTATCGGGAATATTGTATTTTTTCTTAAAAGCTTCGATATCCAGAACTTTCAATTGCGCAACAGTGCTATCCAACTTAGGTCCGCTTTCATCTCCATTAGTTATATATGAAGTCGACACTCCGAAATAAGCGGCCATTTTGCTTAATGGGTCTGCTTTAGGAGCATAAGCATCTTTCTCCCAACCAGTGACATTAGGCGCACTAACCCCGACGATTTTTGCCAACTCGCCTTGGGTTAATTTCTTTTCTCTTCGTAAGGCGCGAATACGCTGACCCATAGTTTCTAGATTCTTCATATAAGTTATCTTACATCTTGCAAAAATAAGTTATCTTTGTTTTAATACTAAGAAATCTTATTTTTGAGGTTGCACAAATGACCAAACAGGAAGCTTATGAGTTGCTTGGTGTCAATGGTGTTGGCTTAGCAAAGTTATTAGGAATTGAGCCACCTGCTGTTTACCAGTGGCCAAATGAAAAGATTCCTTTAGCTCGCGAATACCAAATCAGAGATTTGGCAAATGGCAAAGAACCAATCAAACGAACTACTTCAAATGCTTAGGACCTAACCATGAGCAAATTATCAGTTGATATATCTGCAAGCGCCAGAAATGGCGTATCCCGCATATTGCATGGTCTTGATATAAGCAATCAAAAAGAGATTGCTGAACAATTAAAAGTTGATCCAAGCACTATTACTCGGCTTAAAACGGATAAGAAAAACAATGGCTTGAATGAAATTGAAATGTTTTGCGAGCTATTGAGTTTACTTGGTTTAAAAGTCGTTCCTAAAGATTATCAGAGCATTGATAAAGAACGTGTTGCTGCACTTTTAGTTATGTCTAAAAGCTGGATGAACCGTATAGAAACGGTGGATGACTTATTTCATGACGAAATCAGTGGTCAAAAAGAAAAGCTTGGATATTAAAAAACCACTACCTGCTGTAACAGGAGTGGTTAGGCATTCAATTGAGGTGGATCAAATGAACACAAACAATTTATCAGAACAACCAATCGAACTCAACTCACCAGATTTTTTAATAGGTGACGTTGTAGTGCTTACTAAAGAGTGCCGTACTTTCAAATCAAATGATTTGTTTGAAGTTAAAAACAAAACTTTGACTAGTTTATGGACCATCAAATCAGAGAAACATTTGATTCTAGTTTCTTCAAAAGAAATCCGCACAGCAACAGTAGCAGAGCTCAACGCTAAACGCCGCCTAACAAAAGCTGAGCAAGCATTAGCGGAGGTGTCATGAGCAGCTTTACACAGCAAATCAAAGATTCTCTTCATCAAAGTGAAATCCAATCTTTTTATGAACCTGCATTGCGAGTACTTGGGCACCTGTTTGAGGTGAAAAAGCAAAATTTACGCAACAAGGGGTATGACGAAAATAATGCGGCGGTAACCAAGGTTGAATTTTCAGAGGCTATGGCTCGTCAATTTCGCATAACGCAGTGGTTGGCACAGCAGATTGTAACCAGCTTAACCAAGGCGTGTTTGGTTGATTCTTTTGGAGGCTATGTTAAGCCAAAGGGTGGTGAAAAGTGAGATATGCAGCAAGAAGAAAACAGGATATTTCCGTTTCCACCACACCGCTAGAGGTGGTAATTCCACTGGAACAACCAGTAAAGATCTATTCGGCTAAAGAATTAGCAGCTATGCCACTTTCAGTTATGAATGCCGCAATTGAGGCTCAGGAAAGATTTTATCAACTTGAAGAATTAACCCATATGGGGGGCAGGCTATAGCAGTTCGCCGTCTCATGAAGGATGGGCACAAACTAATTCAGGTGAAAGAAAAGTCTCGTATTCGCTACAAAATCAACAACGAATTTATTCCTCCAAGAATTATTCGTCAGTTGGAAATGCGCGGTCTTGTAAAATTAGGAGCAGTTACTGATGTATAAATATCTCCACCATATCAGCGACTTTATGGTTGCTACAGCGCACCTTAGCCCAGTTGAAGAGTGCTTTTATCGCCGTGCTCTCGATTTTTATTATTTGAATGAAAAACCATTACCCAAAGAAACCCAGTCGGTTTTTCGTCGGTTACGTGCAAATACCCAAGAAGAAAGGGATGCAGTATTAATTGTGCTGCAAGAGTTTTTTGTGGAAGAGGAAGACGGGTTTCACAACAAACGTTGTGATTCAGAAATCGCCGCTTATCAAAAAGTAGGGGATAAAAATCGTGAAAATGGTAAGAAAGGTGGGCGTCCACGTAAGGAAAAACCAAAAGAAAACCAAAGTGAAGGCGACTCGGTTAATTCTGAAAACCCACAAAAACCCAGTGGGTTAATTTTGGGTTCTGAAAGTGAAAGCCAAAAAAACCTTAACCATAAACCGTTAACCGATAACCAATATATAGATAGTAGTAGTAATGCGCGTGAAGAAAATTCGCAATTTACACCAATCCAATTTGCTCAGTATCAGATCGATGATCACAAGCGTTACTCAATGCGTGAATTCATTTCTGAATACAGCGAGTTTCAATACGATTTCATCTCACTTGCTCAACAAAGATTTGTTTCTGTACCTGAAATCGACTTGAGAACCATGATTCAAAATTTCGGTGACTGGTACTTTGCAAACGAATCAAGCTCGTTGAATACACCAAGCATCTGGTTGGTTAAGTGGTTCTCTTGGGTTCAAAACAACGAGAAACAAGTTGCTGCTAACCGCAAGAAGCAAGAGCAAATCACTTCAGTTGGGCAAAAAACACAAGAGCCGGGTTACTTCGCAAATCTTTTTGAAGAACAAAACCAGTCTCAAATCGTGGATGTAACCCCTTCAAAAAAGTTTCTAGTGAGTGAGGAGGTAGGTCATGCATGAGATTACCTTGAACGAAGTGCGTCAATTAATCGCTTCTCTTCGCACTGTTTACGCTGCTCAGTTCAATAAGGACTGTATTAAATAGATTTACAAAGGTCTGCCAATACGTTTTTATAAGTTACTAGTTTAATATATGACTTGATAAAAACGTGAAATTTATTTATATTAAACGGGTATTCTACTTCCTATGTAGTTATTCAGTTTATAGTCCGTACCTTCCCCAAGGTGCGGACTTTTTTTAGATTACATAATTCCTAAATTTCAGTTTAAAAAAATATGGAGTGACTTAAGTGTGTATGACTTGAAATTCATAGTTGAGAGAAAGCTCTAAAACTTATATTTGGACCGTTTAAATTCACTCGCAAATTTTATAATGGTACTGTTGTTCTAAATGTCTTAATACATAATATTGCTGAGACGAAAAATTTTATTTGACTTTTATTCAAGAATGTTAGTTTGAAATTTTTTTTGCAGCTTAGCAGTGCTCCAAATAGCTTAATTCTAACCCATCTTTGGGCAGAGTTTGATCATACAAGGTAATAATACTCGAAGACGTCAATTTTATTGCTATCAAGCGAGATTAGAAATTCTAAAGTACATAGAAGTCAGGTTTGTATTTGGATTTTATATTTAATTCAAAGAAGGATACTCTATATTGCTTTAATAAAAAAAGAGAATAAGAGAACAGTAGTCAAACTAATTTTAATTTTTAATGTAATTTTTCACATTGTCCTATTAAATATGATAA